GTTCTTCGAACCTATCCAAGACCTTGCTTACTCACGTCAGAACGATGCGAGTATTGAAGGTTGGCTGAGTGAGTTGTCCACTAAGCTGGCTCGTCTAGCTACTGAGCTGGGTGTGGGTATCGTTTCCATTGCTCACGAGAACGATGATGGACAGATACGTGACTGCCGTATGATTGGTAAGCGTGCCTCTGTTGTTATTAAGCTACAACGTGATAAGCTTGCCGAGGATATTGACACAAAGAATACTACCCATGTCCTCGTCGATAAGAACCGACCCGTTGGTCCAACAGGCTTCGGCGGTATGCTTGAGTTCGATCCCTCAAGCTTCACACTAGGAGAGAAGGAGTTCTAAATGTGGATTAACACAGCCGAGATGGAAGTAGGCTTAACCTACCAAGTAAATGAAACCTCAAGACTATTTATATTCTTAGGGTGGGGGCCAAAAGAGCACGCTTGGTCGAGTGAAAACAGTATCCGTGCTAAGTACAGTACCTCTGAACACAGCCTACCTTATCGTAAGGCTATCTTCGAAACACCAAACCAACCAAAGGAAAATACAATGACTAAACTTTATGAAATCACAACAGACGGTATCACAGTATTCGGAACTAAGCTGGCAGTAAACAGCTCAGGTGACTGGGTGATGGAAATCAAGGGTGAAGGCACAGTGCTGGCTGTACCTAAGGTTAACGTACAGGAAGTCTTCCCTTACACTGTAGAGATTAAGTTTAACGATCACCGTTCAGGGGGTACACAAGGGTATAACTACTTTGCAACTGCCGGAGACTGGGCAGTTGGTGACCTCGTAGTACCAGAGGACAGCTCAAGTATTGCTACTGTAACTAAGCTTGACTGTAAGTCTACTGCTGCTACCAAGTGGCTCAGTGGTATGAAGCTACAGGGTACGTACATTAAATCAGGAGAGTAACCAATGAACTTTATGATTGACGAGTTTGAAGAAGAAGACATGAGCACACACCCCGAATCTTTCACACTTTCAGAGAAGGAGTTCTAAATGGAATGGAATACAAACATGGATGAAGCACCTAAGGAAGCTACAGTGACACGTAAGTATACTCACCACACTTCTGCTCGATCCTTTACAAAGAGTATCACTAGTAAAGTCCCAGTGTTAATCTCTGTAAACGGCCAGGTCCTTGAATCCTTCTGGTCAACTATGCGAGGCACATGGAGTGGTATATCAGACGATGAAGTACCTGACGCTTGGATGGCTTGGCCTGAACCTTATGAAGGAGAGTAAATGCTAACAGTAATATCTGATTGTGAGACTAATGGTCTCGACCCTGACAAGCTATGGTGTGTCGTCAACAAAGAACTCGGAGAGAAAGCCTACAAGTCGTGGGACATTAACTCTGGGTACGATGACTTCGTTACCTACGCTAAGACAGTAGACCGTTGGGTATTCCACAACGGTATAAGCTACGATGGTCCCGTGATGAATAAGCTTCTCGGGTCCACCGTTATCCCCATTGATAAAATCTGTGATACCTTTGTTGTCTCTCGTCTTGTTAACTACACAGGTTACACAGGTCACGGGCTAGATGAGATTGGTATCTCCTTGGGGCAACCCAAGACAGTCTTCAATGACTGGGAGAACTACACCCCTGAGATGTTGTCCTACTGTCAGGATGACGTTGACCTTGGCACTAAGATTTTCAACAAGTATAAGAAGTACATTGATGATCCAGCTTGGGCTATGTCTATGGAGACAGAACATCGGATGGCTATTCTGTGTAAGAAGATACACGACAATGGCTTTAAGTTTAACCTTGAGTTAGCTTACGAAGTTCTGCCTCAGATACAAGATAGACTAGAGGAACTGGGTGTAGAGATGCAACGTGCCTTCCCTCCTGAACTTAAGGAAGTACACCGTATTCAGTACCGTATCAAGGCTGACGGTGAACTCTACGCTACCACAGCTAACGCTATGGATAACTTCCCTAAGACCGTCATTGACGGTGATGAGTTGGTGTGTTTTAACTGGGTATCGTTTAACCCAGGGTCACACCAGCACCGTATTGACAAGCTATGGGATGCAGGATGGAGTCCTATCGAGAAGTCTAAGGCACACTACAAGTTCACTATGCGAGGTGAGGTTGGAGAGAAATGGGGTAAGAAGATTCTCACTAAGGAGATGTACGACACCAAGAAGGAGGAGTTCTCTCACTATGGTTGGACAGTAACCGATGAGAACCTTGACACACTGCCTGCCTCTGCACCTCAGGGTGCTCGTGACCTTGCTGAGTGGTTGTGCCTCAACGGTAGGCTTAAGCCACTAGAGGAGCGTATCAGGGAGTGTGAGGCTGACGGTCGTATTCGTACAAACTTCTGGCACATCGGGGCGTGGACTCATCGTATGTCTCACTCCTCCCCTAACTTAGCAAACATCTCATCACCATTCCACGATGAGGTTATCACCGCTGTTGACGCCGTTAAGGAACGCTTCGACGGTAAGCTTCGACAGATGTTCACAGTGGACGAGGGAAACTACCTTGTAGGTACAGACGCTGAGTCTATCCAGCTACGTATCCTTGCTCACTACCTTAAGAACGACGACTATGTTAAGGCTATCACAGAAGGTAAGAAGGAAGATGGAACCGATATCCACAACGTTAACCGCAGAGCACTCGGACTTGAGTATCTTACTAGAGATCATAGTAAGACTTTCATCTACGCCTTCCTACTCGGTGCAGGAAACGCTAAAGTCGCTAGAATCCTTGGATGTTCAGTATCTGTGGCTAAGAAAGCGGTGGAAAGCTTCATTAACAGTACCAAGGGACTTGGGAAACTCAAGTCTGGACTTATCAAGCGTGACGCATCCCGAGGTTACTTTGAAGGTCTGGACGGACGTAAAGTAATCTGTCCAAGTGAGTACCTAATGCTTGCTGGTTACCTGCAGAACGGTGAGGCTGTAGTGATGAAGAGAGCTAACTGGTTGTGGGATAAGTGGTGCACTGAGGATGGTCTAAACTTCCGGCAATCAAATATAGTTCATGACGAATGGCAGACAGAGGTATGTGGTACATACGAAGAAGCACAAAGAGTAGGTGAACTACAGTGTAAAGCGCTTATAGCCACAGGAGAAGAACTAGGGCTGTTATGCCCTATGTCAGGGGAGACTAAGATAGGGAGGCCTGAGGATGGGACTAACAATTGGCTCTCAACGCACTAGTGTGTCTTACACAGTTGAAGGTTTACAGAAAGCTATGGACTACCTAAAGAAACACACACACACTAAGGAGAATAAAGATGAGCAGCTATCACCCAGACAAATGGATTATCATCCAGATCAAAGGAGAGGACCCGCACTACAAGGTCTTTGGGTGTTGGTCTGGGGGTTACCTTAGTGCCGACAGTTGGCAACTTAACAGTGGGATTACTGAGGTTCACGAGACAGAGACTTCTTACAACTTCAGTGGTTACTCTGGTTCTGTTTACTTTTGTGGTAAAGAGTCGTATGGCCTGACATCTTACGGTGCAGGTGTTGTACATGGGTTTGTAGAAAAGTATACTAATAGCTTTATACCTCTTTACCAACAGCCTAATATTATGTCTCTTGACTACAGACTTTAATCCTTGACAGGATAACAAAACTACTTTACTATTAACCTATCGGCAAATCAGAAAGCTATAAGAGGAATCAACAGATGGCTTCAAGTACGTACAAACTACAAGGCAAAGCAATGTGGGCTAAGGTATTCGCTCACAACAAAGACAAGAACGAAGACTTCCATGGTCCAGGTGGTGCTTGCACTATTGACCTGATCCTTGAGAAGGAAGAGCTGGATGCATTTGTTGCAACTGGTGCTCGTACCACACCTAAGGCAACAGACGAAGGTATGTCTGTTAAGTTCAAACGTAAGATGACACACGGTACTATCGCAGACTTCGGTGGTGTACCTCAGGTGGTAGATGCTGACCGAAACCCTTGGGATGGTACCTTGATCGGTAACGGTTCCTTGGTCGAGGTGGCCTTCACAGTGTATGACACTAAGGTGGGCACAGGTTGTCGGCTAGAAGGTGTGCGAGTTATCGAACACGTAGAGCTACCACCCCTTGAAGATGGTGAAGGTGGCGAGAAGAAGTTACCCTTCTAATGGACAAGATTATCCTAGACTGTGGACAGGAACTCATGGGGGCGGCATTGAATGCCGTCTTCCAGGTTCAACTCCAGTCACCTGACCAACAGGTTGGCTCAGAGTTTGCTGTCCGTACACAAGTGAACGGTGTCCCAATGGACGTTGTTCGTAACCTCAACTCTTATACAATTAGGGAACCGTACTAATGTTTATTGAACCTTTTCTATACGCCCTCGCACTATCCACTGGGTTTGGCCTCGGGGCCTGCCTTATCTTGGGACTAATTACACTCTCAGAATACCTTATCAACAAAGGAAAATCATAATGAATTACGCAGCACAAATGATGCAAAGCCTAGACACAGCAGTAACCCTACGTCTAGTTACCGTACTAGAGGACATCGAGCGAGCTAATGACGCTACGAACATTCCCTTCTATGACTCTCTCAACGAGACGTTGTCCTACATGCTAACCCCTCTGGAGCTAGAGAAGATGTCAACACGAGACATCAGCGCTGAGTGGTTGACCACAATGACAGCAGCTACCGAAGAGGTTGTTGCCGCATGAAGACCATCGACACTCTACTAGAAGACATCATGAATGTGGTGGACGGTAAAGGTGGGTGGGATGAGGCTATCACTAAGTACCTTACAGAGACTATTGCACAGGTAGCTAGTGAACGGTTTGGTGGTGGTGAGGAGAGGCCTAGGGATACCCTAAGTCTCTCCGGTATCGGCAAGCCATGTGAACGACAGTTGTGGTCTAAGGTTAATGAGCCTGACCAACAGGAAGTACTTGGCCCTGAACTTAAGGGTACGTTCTTCTACGGTGACCTACTAGAAGCTCTAGTCATTGCTCTTGCTAAAGCAGCAGGACATGATGTACAAGGGGAACAAGATGTTCTCTATGTGAATGGCATCAAGGGACACCGTGACTGTGTTATCGACGGGTGGACTATCGACGTTAAGTCTGCTAGTGACTTCTCCTTTGAGAAGTTTAAGCGTGGAGACCTAGCTTCTAATGATCCCTTCGGTTACTGTAGTCAGCTTAGTTCCTATCTGTACGCTGGTAAGGATGACCCACTAGTTACTGAAAAGAACAAGGCAGCTTTCCTTGTCATCAAGAAGAACCGCTTTGAGTTGTGTCTCGACGTACATGACTTCACTGCTCGTCTCCCTCACAAGGAAGCTGAGGTACAACACAAGAAGGACATGGTCAAAGGACC